ATTGTTAATAGGTCATATATACGGTGTAGCATAATATAATTAACCATTGGTAAGTTATCTTCTAAATCTGAAGATGTTGGTTCATTTGTCATCTGGTCTACCTAAGTCTTCCCAAAATTGTTCCCGCCCCATATTATCAATAGGAATAATAGGGGTACTTTCACACTGGCAATCTTTTTCACATGTCATTTTTTAACCTTTTCCATAGTCTTTATAATATCGTCATAAAAACCAAACCCTATAAACTTTTTATATTCACAGGATAGGCAGTATAAGTATACTTCATCATCTATTGATTGGTTAGGAAGAAGAAAGCCTTGATCTAGTGGGCAAACCAGTCTAGGAACAAGGCCTTCTTCAGAAAGTGCTATGTATTGAGATACTTGCTGTATCCTACGCATTTTCTCCTACTTCTGAGTAGTTGGGAACTTTAAATAAAATTCCTTAGCTCTTTGGGTTAAACCCTTCCAAGCCGACCAATTAGTTCCGCCATTGGTCATATAATACGTTATCTCTGCGTTTATTACTGGGTCAAATAATAGAATATTTGATCTCAGGTCAAATTTTTCTTTACGAGCAACACCTAGGTTTCCCAACATGTTGATCTGAAAAATTCCATAGGAACTGTCTCCAGTTTTCCTGTTACCATTATAAGCTAGAGGGCGTCCACTGGACTCCGTCTTTGCAATGGCCCAAGCCGTTCTAAGGGCTTTTCCTTCAAAACCTACTGCTGCCAGTAGTTCTTTCAATTCAATGTCTGAAAGCTTTTCCGAAGGCTTGTAAACAGTATTGCTGTACTTCTCTAAGGTTTCTTGCTTAAGTTGTACTTCTGTCTTTGGTTGTACTTTTAAAGCTTGAGCGGGGATCACAGTGTTGTTTGTAAATAGAAATAATGTTATCATTACTATTACAGTAGTACTGTGAGCAAAATCGCTCAGCCTTTGCTTTATATTCTCCATTGGCATTTCCTCCTTTAGAGATAACGAACTATAATCTTAACATTGTCAGTAAGTTACTGTCAAGTCAGTTGACCAGAAAGATATTATGGATATTTCATTTTCTACGCCTGTAGTTAACCTAAAAACATCAAATGGTTATGGTCACGCTGCTTCACAAGTATTAAATTCATTAAAAAGATTAGGGCATAGCGTACCTTTTCAAGACGCTAGAGCAAAAGTACAATTAAATTTTTCTCAGCCTGTTTATTATAAGCTGCATAGAAATCAATATCAAATTAGTTATACACCATGGGAATCTACCATTATTCCAAAAGAATGGTTTGAGTATTTAGATCACTGCGATGAAGTTTGGACAACATCTAATTGGTGCAAAGAAGTTTTTGAAGCAAATGGAATTAAAGACGTAAAGGTTTATCCACATGGAATTGATCCAGTATGGAGACCAAAGAAAAGAAACATAGAACATGGAAGACCTATAAAGTTTTTACATGTTGGAGAGCCAGCCCCAAGAAAAGCGGGACAGATGGTAGTAGATGCATTTATATCTTTGTATGGCAACAATCCTTTTTATTCTTTAACAATAAAAGCATATGGACATAACACTACTCGTGTCTATGATAACTATATAGATAAAAGCATTATAGGTGTTCCAAATGAAAAATTTAATAATATAAAATTAATTACAGAAAATCTATCTGAAGAAGAGTTAGTTAAGCTTTATCATGACCACGATGTTTTAATTTATCCTAGTTATGGAGAAGGATTTGGATTTATTCCGTTTCAAGCACTTGCAACTGGAATGCCAGTAATTTGCACAGATGGTTGGGCACATTATGATGATTATCTTGGTCCACTAAAATTAAGATCAGAACTAATTGATTCTCCTTGGCCAGTACATCAAGGACAAGTTTTTGAACCAGAGTATAACCATCTAGTTGAACTTATGAGAGATGTTTCAATCAACTACAATGCTTATGCAGGATATTACTTTGCTCAGTCAACTAAGTTACATCAAGAATATAATTGGGATCGGTTGACTAATAAAGCCTTTGCACATATTTTTAAAAAGTTCTCTTAACCTCTTCCCCGCTAAAACAAAGTTTGATACACTTAGACCTCATTCAAAATTATCAATCCGTTAGGCGGAAGAAAAGGTGTCACTAAAAAATGTCAAGAACTATTGAAAACCCATATGAAAACTTTATCGCTTTATCTCGCTATGCAAGATGGATGCCTGAAGAAAATCGCAGAGAAACATGGGGAGAAACAGTAGACAGATATTTTGATTTCATGCTTGCACACCTTGAGAAAGAACATAAGTATTCTCCAAACAAAAAGATAGTTGAAGAACTTAAGACAGCTGTGTTTAACAGAGATGTTATGCCATCAATGCGCTCAGTAATGACTGCAGGATCTGCATTAGATAGAGATCATGTCGCAGGGTATAATTGCTCATTTGTTCCAGTTGATTCACCAAGATCATTTGACGAGACTATGTATATTCTTATGTGCGGAACTGGAGTAGGATTCTCTGTTGAGTATAAGTATGTTAATAAGCTTCCTTCCGTCCCCGAAACATTTGAAAAATCTACAACTGTTATTACTGTAGAAGATTCAAAGCAAGGCTGGGCAAAAGCATATCGTGAACTTCTTGCATTGCTATGGTCTGGACAAGTTCCAGCAATTGACGTTAGCAAGTTGCGTCCTGCAGGCGCAAGACTTAAGACAATGGGTGGTCGATCATCTGGACCACAGCCACTTATCAACTTATTTGATTTTACAATTGCAAAGTTTAAGTCAGCCGCAGGCAGACAATTTAAGCCAATTGAAGCTCATGACATGATGTGTAAAATTGGTGAGATTGTTGTTGTTGGTGGAGTTAGACGCTCAGCAATGATTTCTCTTTCAAACATTAATGATATTGAAATGGCTCAAGCCAAGTCGGGTAATTGGTGGGAAAATAACTCACAACGTGCCCTATCAAATAACTCTGTTGCTTATTCACGCAAGCCACAGATGGAGCAATTTATTGCAGAATGGAAATCTTTATATGACTCAAAGTCAGGCGAACGTGGAATTTATAATGTGGCAGCAGCGCAAAAGCAAGCGGCAAAGTATGGACGCAGAGATCCAGAAATACATTACGGAACAAACCCATGTTCCGAGATTATTTTACGTCCTTATCAGTTTTGCAATCTTTCAGAAGTCGTATTACGTGAAAAAGATACAGTTGAAGACGTTTCAAATAAAGTTCGTTTGGCAACGATTCTTGGCACATGGCAATCAACATTAACTGACTTTAAGTACCTACGCAAAATCTGGAAAGACAATACAGAAGAAGAACGCTTATTAGGAGTATCTCTTACTGGACAATTTGGACATAAGTTCTTTTCTGGTAAAGAAGATTTAGTTAAACTAGAAAAGACCCTGGTTGACCTTCGTGAATTAGCAAGGGGCGTTAATAAGGTTGAAGCAAATAACATCGGCATTCAAGAATCTGCAGCAATTACATGCGTAAAGCCTTCTGGAACTGTATCCCAACTTGTTGGGGTTTCTTCAGGAATGCATCCATGGCATTCTGATTATTATATTAGAACAGTTCGTGGGGACAAGAAAGATCCTATTTCAACATTCTTAAAAGAAGTTGGAATTCCAGTAGAAGATGATGTAATGAAGCCAAACGATACATATGTATTTTCATTTCCAGTAAAAGCACCAGAAGGTGCAATTGTAAGAAATGATTTAACCGCATTAGATCATTTAAATACATGGCTGGTATATCAGCGAGCATGGTGTGAGCATAAGCCATCAATTACCGTATCTGTAAAAGAAGATGAATGGATGGAAGTCGGTGCTTGGGTATATAAGCACTTTGACGAAGTTTCTGGTATTTCATTCTTGCCGCATTCAGATCATTCATATAAGCAAGCACCTTATCAAGAAGTAACAAAAGAAGAGTATCTGGATTTGTTGGCAAAAATGCCCAACAGCATTCGTTGGGAAGATTTATCTTTCTATGAAACAGAGGACGGAACCAGCGGAACACAAGCGCTAGCCTGTACTTCTGACGGAAACTGCGAGATTGTAGATATTTCAGCTTAGTGGTAGAATAATAGTATTGGGGGAGATACCCTCAAAATTCTGGGCACAACGCCCAAAATTGGAGATGATCAAATGAACAGAGATCTAAACAAGGACGGAAAGGTTACAATGACAGAGGAATTTTTAGCAGCGCTAGGAACATATGCACGAGCATTTCTTTCAGCAGCAATTGCTTTATACATGACTGGGAATACGAATCCAAAAGATTTGTTAATGGGTGGCGTTGCCGCCATTGCTCCAGTAATTTTGAAGGCTCTTAGCCCAAGTAACAAAGAATTCGGCTTTAAGTCAGCTAAGTAATTACAACAATTTAATATACGATTAGGATGGCTCCTATGCTAAAATAAGCATAGGAGTTTTCCTATTTAGGAGTACTAGCAAATGGCAGGACAAAAGAATTGGGAAGTAGATCAAAATGCTACTTTCTCATTTATCGTTGATTACAAAGATCCAGATGGCGATGCCATAGATCTTACTGGTGCATCAGCTAAAATGCAGGTTCGTGATACAAAAGGCGGAAGCAAATTAGCATTTACACTTACATCACCAAGTGGTGGAATAACGATTGATCCTACCAACGGCCAGTTAACAATTAGCATAACCCCTACCCAAACAAATAAATTGTTTTTTCCAAAATCCTCATACGATATCATGCTTACAGATTCTAATCTGAACAAGGTAAAGATACTTGAAGGATTTATGACATTATCAAGGTCGGTGACAATATAATGGTAGATTTAGTAACATCGATATCTTCTAAGAATCAAGTTACAGTAACAGTTCCTGGCCCACAAGGTCCAAGAGGAAAAACAATATTAAATGGTTCTGGGGTACCAGCAAATAACCTTGGGCTACAAAATGATTATTACTACGATACGGTATCAAAGATATTTTATGGCCCAAAGCCATCTGATATAACATGGTCTGGCGCAGTAACAGTTACTTTGGGTGCAGCAGCTGCTGGAAATTACGCACACTCAGTAACATGGGAAGTGGGGTCCGTAACAGGACCAGTAAGTGAAGTTTATTCAAAGGTAATAGCACACAATTTAGGTTTCTATCCTAACGTAACAATTAAGGATAGTGCAGGAAATGTATTGGAAACTGGAATAGATTATAATAGTATCAATCAAATAACGCTGACAATGGCTCAACCATTTTCAGGGACAGCGTACCTGTCGTAAGGAGATAAAAAATGGCAAGAAAATATATGGTAGCAATTGATCTCAATAAAAATGAGTTATCAAATGCAAGAATTCAGAATTTATCAACGGCTCCTGCGTCACCAGTTGTCGGACAAATTTATTTTGACACAGTTTTAGGATTTTTAAGATCATGGAACGGTAGCGCATGGATTAACACAAGCACTGGCGCACAGGGTACAACTGGTACACAGGGTGCAACTGGCGCACAAGGTACAACTGGTGCACAGGGTACAGAAGGTGCACAAGGTACTACTGGAACTCAAGGTACAACTGGTGCACAAGGAACTACTGGAGCACAGGGAGAAACTGGAGCACAGGGAACTACTGGCGCTAACGGAAGCAACGGTGCACAGGGAACAACTGGTTCTACTGGAACACAAGGTGCAACAGGATCTACTGGAACACAAGGTACAGAAGGCGCACAAGGTACAGAAGGCGCACAAGGTACAACTGGCGCACAAGGTACAACTGGTGCACAAGGTACAACTGGAGCACAAGGTACAACTGGAGCACAAGGTGAAACAGGAACTCAAGGAACTACTGGTGCACAAGGTACAACTGGCACAACAGGTTCACAAGGAACAACTGGAGCACAAGGCGAAACTGGAACTCAAGGAACAACTGGTACACAGGGAACAACTGGTACACAGGGCGCAACTGGAGCGCAAGGAACTACTGGTACTCAAGGTATTCAAGGACAAAACGCTGGAATTCTAAGCGTTGGTTCAGGTCTGTCATTAAATGGCGGAACAGGTGAACTAACAGTTGATACAACAACAATTGCAACAAAGGCTTATGTAGATGCAACTGCAACTGGATTAGATGTTAAAGCATCAGTTCGTGTAGCAACTACCGCATCATTAACATTAGCTTCAGCACTTGAAAATGGAGATACTCTTGATGGAGTAACTCTTGCAACTGGTGACCGTGTACTTGTTAAGAATCAATCAACTGGTTCTGAAAACGGTATTTACGTTGTTAAGTCTTCTGGAGCGCCAGATCGTGCAGAAGATGCAAATCTAAGCGCAGAAGTTACAGCAGGAATGTTTACATTTGTATCAGAAGGTACAGCTAATGGAAACACTGGCTGGGTTCTTACAACAGATGATGCAATAACATTAGGCACAACAGCACTTGTATTTTCACAGTTCTCAGGAGCTGGAACATATACAGCAGGCGGTGGTTTAACACTAACTGGAACAACATTTGCGGTTGGTGCTGGAACAGGCATTACTGTAAATGCTGATGATGTAGCAATTGATACAACAGTTGTAGTACGCAAGTATGCAACTACTATCACACCAGCAAACCCATTCACAGCAACAACTTTTGAACTTTCACATGGTCTAGGAACACTAGATATTGAAGTTGCTGTCTATGAAGTTGCAACAGGTGCTAAGGTTGAAACAGATATTACAAGACTAACTACATCCGCTGTAACAATCGGATTTGCAGTAGCTCCTATTGATGGAGAAACATACAGAGTAGTAGTACAGGCATAACAACATGGCCAAAAAGTTTTTAACTCCGATAGTATTGGTTAATATGGCGACACCGCCAGCTTCTCCAGTAACTGGACAAATGTATTACAATACAGAGGAAAGAACTATTAAGGCTTATAACGGAGAAATTTGGTATGATGTGGCTGGTCCAAAAGAAATTTTGGACCATACACACTACACAGATGGAGGAATTAGAACCGTTGATTATGGAAATTACGCAGAAAATACTGACTATGTAGTTTCAATAAACGGCGGCGGGGCAGCAACAGTATTTAATGATTCAATAGATGGGGGAACAGCATAAAATGGCAATTAGAATTCAATTAAGAAAAGACACCGCAAGTAACTGGACAACAAACAATCCACTACTATATCCAGGTGAAATGGGAATAGAAACAGACACAGGTAAATTTAAAATTGGTCCTGCAGTAAATGCCCCAACTGTTGGAACAGCATGGAACAGCATTTCATCATATTCTAATGTTACCCCAGCAGGATTAGCAAGCTCCCTTGGAGACTATGTCCCAACAACAGACGTAGGAGTAAAAGGCGGGCTAGTAGAAATGGATGCAAGCGGAAATGCATTAATTCTAGGTCCAGGATTCATTATAGAAGGCGTAACAGATAATACAAATGAAACAACTGTAGTATTCACAGATCCGACTGCAGATAGAACAATTACATTCCCAGATGCTACTGGTACAGTAGTATTGGAAGATTCAACAAATACGCTAACAAACAAGACTCTAACAAGCCCAACAATTTCTGGATTATCTCTATCTGATGCAAGTATTGTCTTTGAAGGTGCGGTAGCAGATTCATTTGAGACAACATTAACTGCAGGAGAGCCTACAGCAGATCGTACAATTACAATTCCAGATGCTACAGATACATTGGTTGGAAGAGCAACAACAGATACTCTTACAAATAAAACTTTAACATCTCCTAAGATTAATGAAGATGTTGTAATGTCAGCTACAGCCACAGAATTAAATATTCTAGATGGCGCAACTTTATCTACAACTGAGCTTAACTATGTAGATGGAGTAACTAGCGCAATTCAGACACAGATAAATACTAAAGCTGCCGATTCAGATTTAACAACACATACAGGATCAACAACAGCACATGGTGCAACTGGTGCGGTAGTTGGAACAACTAATACACAGACTCTTACAAATAAGACACTTACAAGCCCAACCCTTACAACACCAGATCTTGGTGTTGCTACTGCTACATCTATTAATAGCACAACCATTCCTTCATCAAAGACAATTGTTGTAACAACAGATAAATTAAATGTACTTGCAGCCACATCTTCATCAGAACTTGCTGGAATTATCTCAGATGAAACTGGTACAGGAGCACTTGTTTTTGCTAATACTCCAACACTTGTAACACCAAATATTGGTGCAGCAACTGGTACATCTTTAGTTCTTTCAGGAGACCTAACAGTTAATGGTACAACAACTACAGTTAACTCAACAGAAATTACAGTTGATGATAAGAACCTTACACTTGGTGCAGTAACAACACCAACAGATGCAGGTGCAGATGGTGGCGGAATTACCCTTAAGGGAGATACAGACAAAACTCTTAATTGGGTTGACGCCACAGATGCTTGGACATCTTCAGAGCATATTAACCTAGCCTCAACAAAAGAACTTAAAATTAATGGAACATCAGTACTTTCTGGAACAGCATTAGGTTCTGGAATTACAGGATCATCTCTTACATCAGTAGGAACAATTGCCACAGGTACTTGGAACGGAACTACAATTGCAGTTGCAAATGGCGGTACTGGTTCAACATCAACATCAGATGCTCGTACAGCACTAGGACTTGCAATTGGAACTGACGTACAGGCTTACAACGCAACATTAGCAGCAGTC